TGAATGCTATCTCTATAGAGCTATTCCTTCAGAGTACCGGCAAGCATACTTTGCGGAAGTTCCGTATAAAGACGGGAAGTGCGAGTATTTTATAAAGTATCATAAAGGATCAAGGGTTAAGAGATGACCGAACCTAATGAGTTGACTAATAAAATATTTGGAAATCTTACCGTACTTCGTAGAGTGGATAATGACAAACATGGCAAAACGAGATGGGAATGTCTTTGTAGTTGTGGAAATAAAAAAATAATAGGCGCAAGAGAACTTTTAAAAGGGGACACTAAATCATGTGGATGTCTAAGGTATCTGTTACAAATTAGTCAATTAGCCGTTCATCATAGAGAAAAAGAAATAATAGGGCAAAAAATTAACGATTTATTTGTTATAGAAAAAGATTTTATTTCTTACAAATCAGGCAGATCAAAATATCTATGTAAATGTATTTGTGGAAAAGAAAAATTAATAGCAAAAAATAAATTGTTAAAATTTGAAGCAAAATCTTGTGGTTGCTTAGTAAACAGAAAAAAAATGACGACCCTTTCGAGCCGTCAAGTATTCAGTAAACATCCTAAGACGAGTTTATTCGTCAAAATAACTCTAAAATATTAAATGGATTATGTCAATTATGACCGATGAACTTGCACAAGATTTGTTAGAGATGAGCAAAGAAGAGCTTATGAATCTCTACGCTATACAGACAGCTAAGACAAGCCTCGAACTTTATCTTACAGACGGGCTCACTGCGCAGGATTATAGCATGACTTATCAAATACTCAGCCAAGCACTTTTATATGTGCAAAATAATCGAGATGAAAAATGAATGTTCATAAATTAATCAGTTTACAAAAAGTTTTCCACAATGGTTTAAACTATACTGTGAAGGCATGTTTAGAATGACTTTTTTAACATAACGTATATTATCAGACGTAATTTTAGGTGAAAATGAAGACACTAAAACTGATATATAATCGCGCTCAAAGTTCAGCCTACGGGCTTTTAATCAACCCAAAAATAGGAGATTTATGAAAACATTACTACTTGCCACACTTACCCTTGCATCGTGCGCTTGCTACGCTAACGTGGTCAAAGGGCCAGACAAAAACGGTCACTATGTAGTAGATAACTGCGGAAAGCAGATTGACTGCAAGAATTCTAAAGTTAGATTGATGCCTGAAGCAGAGGCAAGACATGCGGAAAGTTTTAAATCGAATAGCCCGATAGCGCTTTTCTAAGAGCTTCTCAAAACCGAGAAGAGGTGGCAGGAGTTTTATGGTTTCTCCTGCTGCCTTTTTACTTCTTCTTTTCCTCAGCCTTCATAATTAAATCCTCAATGTACTTTTGCAAAGAGACGCGAGCCGACCAAGCGGCTTCTTTTGCTATGTAGTGAATATCAGGCGTGATGCGGACGGTCTGGGTTTTGTTCGATCTTTCAAATGTCATTTATAATTACTCCATCTCATTGATTCTAATTCTTCATCGCTAGGGCCATCGTAGTTATCCTGTTTTTTTAGGCACGAAGGACAGCAAGTTTTTTTATTATCATTAGTCGAAATGTAAAATTCCGAGCAGTCTTTACAGTCAAACATCGTATTCTCATTGGAACTATCTAGATCATGTCGAGCTTTGAAAGATCCATCTTCACAATAGAATAAGTCTTCATCATTTTCATAAGAGGCTTCGATGTCATGAGGAAAAACTAGTGTAAATGCCGTGCCATTAGTAAAGCTAAGTTCATAAGGAATTCCTTTTGACTCACAGTTTTTATCAGAAAATTCTTGAGCTTCTTTTTCAAACTCGAAAAGTTTTAGTAAATTGTACATTTTCAAACTCCTATCGTTTGGTTGGTTAAGGCTGCCTGCTCGGCAGTATACATAAGCATATGACTACATATTTCTAAGCTGCCTGCTCGGCAGTATAAAGTTTTAGTACGAACAATCTCTTTGAAGAAGATCATTTATAAAGCTTTCATGGATTAACTTTAGAGATTTCTTATTGCTATTTAATATAAAGTTTCCTATATGTATAAATGCATTTTCGTCTTCTTCAAAAAACTTGCAGCATCTTCCTTGTTTTTCAAGTCTCCACTGAATACCGGAATTGTCAAAATATTGATATATGCCTTGAAAAGGTGAGATATCTTTAAAAGCTTCGTTCATTTTCTTTCCTATTTTTTGGTTGGTTTATTTTATCATCACCGCTCAACCGTCAAGTTTTTACGCTATCGGGGAGACTTGCTTTGATGCCTTAACATTAGCACATTAAGATATTTAAGCGCAAGAATTTTTCTTTTCTTTTTTTAATTTAATAATATACTTCTTCCGAGGTTACAAATGCCAAAATTTATAGATTTTTCTGGAAAACGCATAGGTAGAGTTCAAATTATATCCCTTCATTCGTTAGACGGTCGTTCAAAATGGTACGCAAAATGTGATTGTTCCAGAGATTTCATTTGCACGTCGTATAGTTTTTATCGGGGTGAAACTTTTGAATGTGAATTTTGCCGACATCAAAGAAAAAGAGGCGAAGATTTAACCGGCCGAAAGTTTGGTCGATGGACTGTTTTAAAAATGGCTGTAGATTCAAGAAATAAAACAGCCTACGAATGTAGGTGTGATTGCGGGAAAATTGGTATTGTTGGAAGAGGATGTTTAGGTAATCCTAAAAAATCTATGAGCTGTGGTTGTTGGGGTAGAAAAAAATCTTCAAAATATATTAATGATACGCTTTATCCTCCTGCTCACGGATTAGCTAGATCAAAATTTTATCACATTAAAACTTCTCTGATTCATAAATGCTATAATGAAAAGCATCCGATGTATTTTAAATTTGGAGCTAAGGGGATTTCTGTTTGCGATCTTTGGAAAAATGGCGCAAAAGATATGTTTTTATGGGCAAAAGAAAATAATTGGAATACAGGAGACGTCATTGTATTAAAGGAAGGTAAAAAAATATTCAGTCCTGAAAATTGCATAATTTTAAAACTTGGGGATTTTTTATCAAAAGTATCTTTGCAAGGCGGTCAACAGATAACTTACAAAAATGAAACTCATTCGGTTAAGCGATGGGGTGAAATTTTAAATGTAAATGCAAATGAAATACGAAAGCGATTAAAAAAATATCAATCAATTGATGAAGTTTTTGATAAGCCATTTAGAAAGTATATATTTTCAAATGACTTAGAAAAATCTAAAAAAGTAATCGAATTATACAATGATGGAAAAACACAAACTGAAATTAGTAAAATTACTGGAATACTTGTTCCTTCAATAGCCTATCATTTGAAAATATCTAATATTGAACTTCGGAAAGATGCAAAAAGACCAAAAAAACCCAGTGTGAAAAATGAAGACATTTTAGATTTATTGTCAAAAGGGATGAACATGAATGCTATTGCTAAAAAACTGGGATGTTCTTTTCCTACGATCAGATTTAGAATTGATGCTATGAATGGATTAAAAAGAGATAGGAGTAAAGGCTAGACTTTTTTACTTAAATTAAGTAGTTTACATCTAAACGCAGAGGTCAAATGCCATCAGAGATATCTATCACAGTCAAAAACGATGAGAAAAGACAGACTACAAAACATTTGATTTATGATGTTTATGCTGTGCATGAGGAAGATCCTTTGATTAAAGATTTGATGGATAAAGCAGTGAAGGAATTTAATGAGACGCCGGATAAAGTAAGCGTTAAAATAACAATGGAAGTAAAATAATGGGTACACCAGGAGTTCCTTTTAATTGCAAAAAAGAAGATATACTGATAGCTATAAAAGAAAGTGGTGGCAGATATTTACGTATATCAGCACTTTTGAATTACGCGATAACTACAGTTCGCTTACATATAGAAGCTGATCCTGAACTTCATCAAGCTTTAAAAGACGCTAGAGAAACACGCGATGAGGGACTTTTAGACGGATCAGAAGATGCGTTAAAACTAGCTCTTGAAAAAGCAGGCACTGATATGGGGTCAGCTCTAAAATCAGCTTTTTATGTGCTGAATAATAAGGGCAAAGCACGTGGATATCAGTCTATAGAAGAACGTGGAGCGATAGCGAACGCAACAAATCTAGCTGAGCTAGCTAAGCACTTTAAAGAATCTGAAGTAAAACAATCTTGAATAATTTTCTTTTACAAGAGTGGCGATTAAATAATATTTATAGAATTATTGATCGAAACTCAAATTCAATTCCATTCCGTTTAAACGCAGTTCAGCGCGATGTTTTAGAGCATCTTCACACACGTAATTTAATTTTGAAAGCTCGTCAGCTTGGCATGTCAACATTCGCCGTTTTGTATCTTCTCGACTGTGTGCTTTTCAATGAAAATTTAAGCGCTGGAATTGTCTCATACTCGCTTGAGCATGCTCAGCATATCTTTAAAAAGATTATCGGTCATGCTCTTGATACGCTCCACGCAAAAATAAGACCTCTTGCAGGCATCACACAACGATCAGCACGCGAGATCACTTTTAATAACGGCTCATCTTTGAGAGTAGACACAACGCTAAGAGGGGGGAGCTATCCGCTTGTTCTTGTGTCGGAATTCGGCAAGACGTGCGCGAGAAATCCGCAGAAAGCCGAGGAAGTAATTACAGGCACGCTGCAATCAGTCCCTGCCAATGGAACAATCATAATTGAGAGCACGGCCGAGGGAAATGACGGCTTTTTTGCAGAATTAACTCTGAATGCCGCTAAAAGAGGAAATGAAAACTTATCAGCATTAGAGTATAAACTATTTTTTTACAGCTGGATGGAAGAGCCATCTTACAAGCTTGTAGCTAAGCCCGATCTTGACATTGAATTAATAGACTATTTTAGAAAAGTGGAGGGTGAGACAGGAAAAACAATATCTCATGATCAAAAGAACTGGTACAGTCTGCAAAAGAAAATCCTCGGCGACAAGATCAAGCAAGAATTTCCGTCTACTATATCAGAAAGCTTTCTAACATCATCAGACGCGTTTTATTTTGCTGAAGCGATCAATCAGGCATATCAGACTAATCGATGCCTCTCAACGTCTCTATACGACGTTCTCTTGCCTGTTTATATCGCAATGGACATAGGCGTAAATGATTTAACGGTTATGGTCTTTTTTCAAATAGCGCATGGCGAAATTCGAGTCATTGACTACTACGAAGACAGCGATAAAGACGTGCCATTTTACGCAAACTTTCTTCTTCAAGATAAGAAATACACTTACCACACAATTTTTCTTCCGCACGACAGCGCAAAGAGAAGCATACTAGACGTCACAAATACATATGAAAGGGATTTTAAGCGGCTCTTTTCTGGCACTAACACACGATTTCATATCTTGAAGCGCATGGACAAACAGCTTTCCATTTCTCACGCTCGTATCATGCTGAGTAGATGCGTCTTCAATGTCTCAAAAGTGAAGCCGTTTCTTGATCAATGCTCTAAATATCGCAAGACGTGGAGCGAGCAGATGGGCAAATACACAGAAGTACCCTATCACAACGTAGCTTCAAATTTCGGCGACTGCCTGCAATATCTTTCACAAGCTATCTCACATCTTGAAACAGTCGGTTCGATGAGCGGAGCGCTTGAAAAGCATAAGCAGATCACAGAAAACCGTTACAGACGTATAATTTAACTTTTATCTTATATTTGGCTTTAAAAATAATTCAATTTTGAATTAGTGTAGCTTCATGTATACAGACAATGAGATTAGATCAGAATTCCAAGAAAATTATCGCTATGCGCATGACTATTGGGCTCCGTTTATAAAAGACGCTCAAGTATACACGCTAGCAGCTTCAGGATACACTTGGAGTGATGAAGAGCGTAAAATGTTATTGAAGGAGGGAAGAGAGCCTCTTGAATTTAATATTATGCGTCGTCCACTTCAGTTTTTTTCGGGCTATCTACGCGATAATATTAATCAAATTATCTATGCTCCTGTTGAGGGATCTGATCAAAAAACTGCCGATCTGTTTACGAAGCTGTCTTACTATATTTGGGACAAAGGGCTTGGATATCCCACATTTTTAGACTCAGTTGATGAAGCATTTAAATCAGGGATTTCACTTTGTGGAATTCAGATGGACTATTCAAAAGATTTTATCAACGGCGATATCCGCTTCTTCAAACGTACATATAATTCGTTTTTTATTGATCCCACTTTTGAGTCGATCGACTTACATGATGCGGGCTTTGTAATTACTCGTGATTTAATATCGAAAGACTATTCAAAACAGCTTATGCCATTTGTCGATCCAAAAGAAATTGATAACATCTCGATGGGATACAGAGATGATAAATTTCTCACATACCACCCTGAATTTACTACTTTTTCACGCAACCGCAACCTAATCGCATACGATCAGTATTATAAGCGTGTGACTCGAAAGCGTGAGTTTCTCGTCGATTTAAACTCCGCATTCTATCGCGACATTACAGATCTTTCAGCTGAAGAGAAGAAGAAATTAAAATTTGGGATCAATCGATTGCGTCAGATGCGTGAAGATGCAGACGTTCTTGAAATTGATGCCGACGATGTTCCAAACGTTGAGATTAGATCAGTTGATCGTGGTTTTGTGGAACTCCACATTCTTTTAAACGGCCATGAATTCTATTGTGGAGATGATAAGACAGGAATAAATCAAACTTACCCATTTGTTCCAAATATCTGCTATATGGAGCCTTCAATTTGGATGCCATCTCAACGCATTCAGGGACTAGCATCATGCAACTGGAGTGCTCAACGTCAGTTTAACAAGCGTCATATGAAGATCATCGACATGATGGACTCTGACATATCGACAGGTTTTAAATATCTCATCGGATCAGTAGCAGATCCGCAGGATTTGCAGCAGTCCGGACAAGGCAAAATCATTGGTATTGATCCCGAAAATGCTCCTCAAGGAATGGACTCAGTTCAGCAATTACAGGGCGGTGGTGCTAATCCTGCGCTTATTCAGTACCAACAAGTTTTGGATCAGCTGACGCTTACACTTTCAAATGTAAATGAGAGCGCGCTTGGGATTGATGAGAAAGGAAACACTCAAGTTTCTGGTCGTCTTGCACAAGTTAGAATTGCTCAAGGACTTCGTGGAAATCGTAAGATTTTTGATAATGTAGAGACCTCGCAACAGGTGCTAGGTGGTCTAATTCTAACAGCAATTCAGAAGAACTATCCTCCTGGTAAAGTGGAACGTATTCTAGCTGAGAAGCCAACAGATCAATTTTATGAGCAGGAATTTGAGCAATACGATGCCGTCATTAAAGAGGGCGTACGATCTAAATCTCAGAAAGATGCCTACTATTACGAACTCGTCAATCTTAAAAAAGATGGCGTTGTCGATGTACCACAAACTGAAATTGTTCGGTCGCTCTCTATGGCAGGGCTTAGCGATCTTGAAGAAGCAATTGCGAAACAAGATGAGCAAAAAGACCAACAACAGAAAAAAGTTGATGAACAAGAACGAATGGCATTAGAGCTGGCAAATAGTCAGAAAATCGCAAACCTTTCTCTATCAAAAGAAAGGGAGGCGAGAATGATAGCTGATATTGGACTAGCTGAAGAAAGGCATAGTGAAGCCGCTTCCAATCGTGCCGATGCAGTTCTTGCAAGGTCTAAAGCAATAGTCGAATTATCAAGTTTGCAAGAAGATAGGATTATGAAAGTTCTTAGTTTTCTAGATACTTTACATGATCAAGAGGCTATTCAACAGGAAATAATTTCTCAAAAAACACAAGCAGTAGCTCAATCAATTGATCAAAGCGATGAATTTAGACAGGCTTCGCAAGTATCTCCCGAACCGCAGATTCAATCTGATCAATTACCCCAGGCAAACGCAAGTAATTCCTCTTCTTTGGGAGGTATCTAATGACCTACAGGAATACATGCATGAATTTTTGTATGACAACTATGACAAATAACCATCAAATTAGAAATGTCGTTATTTGTTCTATCATGATCTATATGATGTACTTCTATTCTTCCTTTTCCAATTTTACATGCCTCACATTTCAATCCATAAAATTTAAATGCTTTTTTTCTATAATTAA